GCGCCAATGATGCCGCCAAGGCCGTGATGGTCGCCTATGCGCAAGGCAGCGATCTCGATGCCCTGGCCGCCCTGTTCGGCGTCGAGCGCGCCATCATCACCCCGGCCAATCCCGACACCGGCGCGGCCGCCGTGCTGGAGGGCGATGAGGATCTGCGCCGCCGCCTGGTGCTGGCCCCCGAAGGCTATAGCGTGGCCGGACCCGAAGGCGCCTATAAGGTCGCCGTCAGCGTGGCGCCCTCGGGCCAGACCACCCTGCGCGCGATCAGCGGCCCGCAATATCTGCGGGTCTATCTCGACATGGTGGGGGTGCCCACCGCCTGCGATGGCCTGACCGGCGAGGGTATCAAACTCGGCGCAAGCTTCACCGAGGCCCAATGCGCCGCCATGCTGGAGGAACGCCTGGCCGCTGACGGCGCCCGCGTGATGGCCTGCACACCGGGTCTTGCCCTCTCGATCCCGCGCCGGACCCATGTGCGCTTTGCGGCGGTCAGCCTCGCCCACAACATCGGGTGGCCGACCTATTGCCGCTCGACCATGCGCGCGCAGATCAACGCGGGGCAGATCCGCGCGGGCTGCGCCAGCCTGCTGCGCTTCAACCGTGCCGGGGGCCACGTGGTGCGCGGGCTTACCGTCCGGCGTGAACGTGAGCGCGCCGTCTGTCTGAAGGATGCTGCATGATGCCGGGCCTTGGAATCTTTACCGCGATCTCCGCCGCGATCCGCGCCTGGGGCTTTTGGGCGGTGGTCCGCGATGGAGTGGCGGCGGCATGGCGCTGGATCTGCGCCAGCCCGGCCCGGCTGCTGGGCGCTCTGGCTATGGTGCTGGCGCTGGTCGCGCTGTGGCAGCATCGCGAGGCGCGCCACTGGGCCGACAAGGCTCGCGCCACGCAAAGCGCATGGGATGCCGCCCGCACGCAGGCCATCGCCACGAAAACCGCCGCCGAAACCCGTTACAGGAACCTTGCCCATGATGCTGACCAAGCCCATGCCGCCGCGCTCGCCGATGGCGACAAGCGCCTTGCTGCTTACATCGCTGCTCACCGCTTGCGCCCCGGCGCCCAAACCCATCCCGCCAGCCCCGCCCAAAGTGACGGTGCCGCAGTTCTTGCAGGTACCCCCCTCCCCCGCCATCGTGGCGCCGGTGAACGGGGCGGCGGTTGCGGTGAGCGAGGAGGACTTGCGCGCCTGCGATGCCGACTATGCCTATGCGCGGGCCGCCCATGACTGGGCGCGGGGGCTGTGATGCAGGACGAGGAAGACATCCCGCTCGATCCCTCGACGCTGATCCGTCTGGGCACCGTGCAATCGGTCACTCTGCGTCCGCCGCGTATCACCCTGCTGATCGGCGATCCCGAGGCCGATGGGGATGATCTGGAAACGCCGCCGCTGCGCTGGTTTGCCCTGCGCTCGGGCGCAACCCGGCGCTGGTCGGTGCCCACCGTGGGCGAGGAAGCGGTGTTGCTGTGCCCCGATGGTCAGATCGGCAATGGCGTGGCGCTGGTGGGGCTGATCAATGACAGTTTCCCGCCTGCTGGCGACAGTCTCGCCGAGATCATCGCCTTCGCCGATGGGGCGATGCTGGCCTATGATCCCGAGGCGCATCGGCTATCGGCCACGCTGCCCGAGGGCGGCAGCGCCGTGATCACCGCCCCGGCGGGCGTCAAAATCATCGGTAATCTGATGGTCACGGAATCGATCAGCGCCGCCAAGAACCTCTCAAGCGGCACCAGCGCCACCGGCACATTTTCCACAGCGGGCGGCCAGGCCGTCACCGTGGAGAATGGCCTCATCACCAACATTTACTAGGAGGCCACCATGCCCGCCCCCGGCGCCACCATCATCAACACCGCCCATATCCAGGCCCTGATCGACAAGATCGACACAGCCACCAATACCGATGATCTGGAAGCCTATGCACAGGAGGCGATCAAGCCGATCGAGGATCAGATCGCCTGGATACGCTATTATATCGAGCTGCTGGCCCCGCTGCTGGCTCTGCTCAATCCGCCCACGATTGATCCCGGCAAGATCGTGACCTGGATCACTGACCTCATCGCCGCCCAGATCGCGCCGCAGGTCGTAGCCTACCACAACTATGTGGAGCAGCTGGCTACGATCACCGCCAAGCTGGATCAGGTCCGATCCGCCGTGAACAACGCCCAGGCGCGCATCGACCATCTGGCCAACAAGATCCCGTCTGTCTGATCGCCCAAGGTAATGCTGCGCCTTTCCGGATTGTTCTCATTGCCGGAATCTGGCGCACATGGCTCCTGCCGCCAATCGAATGGCCGGAAGCATCATAAGGCAGCGCTTCGCCCCCGTAAGATGCCGCCTCAGCGATTTCGACCGGCACCGCTGGAATGAAAAAGGGCGTTCGGCAAGACCGTAGCGAGGAAATCCTCATTCGGTGAAGCCGTAACGCCCTTTTTGCCCTCGGTAGGACCGTAGCGAAGGTTGCCCCTCATTCGGTGAAACCGGAAGGCTCTCGATGAGCAGGCAGATAGGGCGCGGGGCCTAACAAATGGTTAACGCTCGCTTAAAAAATACGTGCATTGCGCTAGGAGGTTGCGCGCATTTCGTAACCAATTTACAGCGTTTAGGTTCCCACATCTCCTCCGCCGGGTAACGCCGCGCCCTACCCTGCCCGCCGCTGGCATTCGCGCGCGTGATGGGGCTTGGTCTCGTCCATGATCGGAATGGACGCCACCACCGGAAAGCCCCTGTCAGGCACTGCGTATCTCGCGCAGTCGCTGGGCGATATCCTGTCCACGCCCCTCGGCACGCGAGTGATGCGCCGCGATTATGGCTCGCTGCTGTTCAGCCTCATCGACCGCCCGCTCAACGCCGCCACCGCCATGCTGATGCGCGCGGCCGTGGTCGATGCCATCGCCCGGTGGCAACCGCGCCTGACCGTCTCGCGCGCCACGCTCTCGGGCGCCTATGCGCAAGGCACCATGGTCGCGCAGGTCAGCATCGCTGACACCGCCAGCGCCAGCAACAGCCTGCAAACCCTCTCCATCCCCATTCGCGCCGCATCGTCGGCCAGCTGAAGGACGAACCATGACCCACGGCCTGACCCTGACCGAGAGCGCCAGCACCACGCGCTCCATCAAGACCACCTCCATGGCCTACGTCGGCCTGATCGCCACCGCCTCGGCCGAGGCTGGCGCGGCCACCGCCGCGCTTGATGCCGCCTTCCCGCTCAACACCCCGGTGCTGGTCACCGATATTGATGCGGCGGCAGGGCAAGCAGGCACCGGCGGCACGCTGGCTGGCGCGCTCAAGGCAATCGCGGCCATCACCACGCCCATCGTGGTGGTGGTGCGCGTGCAGATCGGCGCCACCGAGGCTGAAACGCAGACCAATGTGATCGGCGGCAAGGTCGGGGGCGCCTATACCGGCCTGCAGGCGCTGCTCGCCGCAGAAACGGTGCTGGGCGTGCGCCCGCGTATCCTGGGCGCGCCGGGGCTCGATACGCAGGATGTGGTCGAGGCGCTGGTGACTGTCGCCAAACGCCTGCGCGGGCGGGTCTATGCCCGGGCCATCGGCGAGAGCGTAGCCGAGGTGCAGGCCTATCGCGCCAGCTTTGCCCAGCGCGAACTCACCCTGATCTGGCCCGATAGCTCGGCCATGGTAGCCGGCGATGCGGTGGCCCGCGCGCTGGGCCTGCGCGCCTATATTGATGAGAGCGTGGGCTGGCACAAAACGCTGAGCAATGTGGCGCTGACCGGCGTGACCGGGATCACCCATGATGTGCATTTCGATCTGCTCGACGCCAGCACCGACGCCGGGCTGCTCAACGACCACGATATCGTCACCATCATCCGCACCAGCGCGGGCTTTGTCTTCTGGGGCAACACCACCTGCGCGGGGGCGGACCAGAGCGCCTATGCCTTCGAGAGCACAGTGCGCACGCTTCACGCGCTGCAGGACATCATCGCCGTCACCGCCCAGCCCTACATGGATCAGCCGATGACCACCGGCCTGATCAAGGATCTGATCGAGGACATCAACGAGCAATATGCCACCCTCACCAAGAAGGGCTGGGTGATGGGCGCCGAGATGTTCTTTGACGAGGACAGCAACACCCCCGCGCAGCTGGCCGCCGGGCGGCCCACCTTCCGCATCGAATACACGCCGGTCGCCCCGCTGCAGAACCCCACCGTGAAGCTCAACCTGACCGATTATTACTACACCGGCTTTGCCACCGCCGTGAACGCCTGACCGGCCCACACTTCCTTCCCCCTGCCCCTTCCTTCTGAAAGGTCCATCCCATGACCCAGCCCCTGCAACTGGTCGACATCAACCTCTGGGTGGATGGCGGCAGCTATCTTGGCGAAGTCGCCGAATTTGAAGAGCCCAAGCTGGCGCAGAAGACCGAGGACTGGCGCGGGGGCGGCATGCCCGGATCGATGAAGGTCGAGCGCGGTCTGGAAGCCCAGGAAGCCACCATCACCATGGGCGGCCATGTCGCATCCCTCGTCCGCAAGTTTGGCGCCACCAGCGCGGCGGGCGTCCGCCTGCGTCTGGTCATGGCCTATCGCGCCAATGACGAGGACACCTCGCAAGCGGTGGAGGTGGTCCTGCGCGGTCGCTTCTCGGAAATCGACTTTGGCAAGGCCAAGCCGGGCGACAACACCGAACACAAATACAAGGTCGACGTCGCCTATTACCGCCGCGTGGTGGATGGCGCGACCGATGCGGTGATCGACCTGCGCAACGGCATCTACATGGTGGGCGGCATCGATCGCTACGCCGACATCATGGCCATTCTCACCAGCTGATCTTCCTTCCCTTCCGGCAGGCTGCCTTGTTGCGGGGCGCAGTCTGCCGGGGCGGGCCGGGGGCAAAACGCCTCCGGCCCGCATCCCGCCCCGCGCCAGCCCCCTATCTGCCAGCCCCAGCCCAAAGGCCCCGCTCATGCCCGACACCAGTGCCAACAAGCCGCGCTTCACCACCATCACGCTGGCCACGCCGATTGTGCGCGGCGAGACCACCATCGAGACGATCGACCTGCGCAAGCCCCAGGCGGGCGAGTTGCGCGGCCTCACCATGCAGGAGATTATTGGCCTCGAAGTCTCCGCCATCCTCAAGCTGGTCCCGCGTATCTCCAGCCCGGCGCTGATCGCGGACGAGGTCGAGCGCCTCGAGCCCGAAGATCTGACCGAGATCGCCGGAGCCATTCGCGGTTTTTTTATGACGAAGGCCGAGCGCGCGGTGCTCGAGGCCGTGATCGCGGAGCATCGGCCGAAGAGCTGATGGCTGACATTGCCGCCATCTTCCACTGGCCGCTGTCCGAACTGAAGGCGCTGGATCTGGACGAGCTGATCCTGTGGCGCGGCCTGGCCGTCGAAGGCTGGAATCGCATGAACAGCGCCGGGGACGCCTGATCCATGAGCAACAAACTCTCGCTGCTGGTGAACTTCATCGGCCATGACAAGATCACCGGCCTGATGAAGACGATCGTCGGGCTGGGCCGCGACGGGTCCAAATCGATCAAGGCGCTGGCGGGCGAGGCCAAAAAGCTCGAGAACGAACTGGCCTCGGTGCAAAAGGGTCTGGCCAAGGGCGCAGGCAATGTCTCCGACCTGGTCAACCGCGAGCGCGATCTGGAAAGCCAGCTTGCCCGCGTGAATGCCCAGCTGACGCGGCAAAAGGGTCTGGCCGCGATCAATGCCGATCGCATGGCGATGCGCCGCACTGCTGATGATGCCAAACAGCGCGGGCAGGACAAGATGCTGAGCGGCACCGCCATGGCCACGCCGTTTATTCTGGCCAACAAGGCCGCGATGGATTTCTCCAGCGGCATGGTCGACATCCAGCAGAAAGCCGAACTCTCCAACGCCGAGACCGACCGGATGGCAATCAACATCCTCGCGCTCGCCAAGGCCGCCCACCAGTTGCCCGAGGATATGCGCATGGACCTGGCGCTTCACCCGCGTGGAGCGCGATGCGCAAAACGGGGTGGAGGCGCAATATCACGACGGCAAGACCGGCGCGCGCAAGACCGTCTCCACCGGAGGCGGCAACCCCCAGCGGCTGAAACACATCTACGCCAGCAAAAGCAGCGCCCAGCGCGCCGCCAAGTCCAACGCGGCCAAGCGCGCGCGGGCAAAGAGCAAGTTTGAATATTCCCTCGCTCTGGCCGATTGCACCCTGCGCCCCAACCAGCGCGTGGCGCTATCAGGTTGGAGCGCCACGGTGAGCGGGATGAACTGGCTGATCGAGAGCATCGAAACCACCATGGGCGCCAGCGGAATCAGGCAGCAGGTGCGGTTCGAGGGGGCGTAGGTGCCCCGATAGCCCACTATATGAACGAGGCTACACTCAACCGCCCGGCATGGATTTCATCGTGATGGACATTGCAAACCGTCACAAGATTGTCGACCTCATTACCTCCGCCGAGAGCGTGCTCATGGACGTGATGAAGTTCAAGCAAGTGGCGAGGGTCCCCCTTGGTGGCCTTGTCGCGTGTCCAGCCACAGGCGCGACACGCGAAGCCATCCCGCTCAAGCACCTCCACCCGCACCGCATCGGAGATTTTACGGTCATGCTCAGGTGCCTGTTTGTCCTCTTCTAGCAGGTAGCTGCCAATGGGCAGGTCTAGGCGCCCTTGTTGACGGGTAACGACAGGCCACCCATGCTCAGTGCGAAGTTCTCGCGTACGCCGCGCCCATTCGCTACGGTTGAGCCAGCCGCCGCGCATGCCCCTGATCGAAGCGCCGCTGGAGTTCCGCCTGCGCTCTGGCGGGGCGCAATCGCGCGAGGCGCTGGTCACCTGCCCCAAATGCGGTGCGCCGGCCTTTATCCGCCGGTCGGATCGTATCTCGGAAACCTACAAAGTGCTGAGCGCGCATTGCACCAACACCGGATGCGGCGCCACGGCCGATTGGGATCTGGCGCTCAAGTGGATGATCAACCCC